AAGTCTGCACCGACGACCTTATTGTCGAAAGCCATTTCTGCTTCAACACGGTCAGCCTTGAGTGACTCCATACGGAAGTTTGAAGTACCGATAACCTGATTCAAACCACCTGAGATGCCAGTCCAAGCGAAGGTGTAACCTGCGGATGGAGTGAGCAAACCTGCGGACGGAGCAACGTGGAACAATGCTGCTGCCTTTCCGTAAGCGAACTCGTAAGCACCTGATGCACCTTCAGCGTTGGTTGCCTTGATTGCCTTAGCAACAAGAACACGGTCAACACCGAACAAAGATGCCATAACATCTTCGGTGATTACGTCACGGGTGGTGTATTTGATACGGTCAACAAGGTCAGGGTGATTCTTCAACTTACGGAACACCTGATATCCGAGAACGAGAGTGTTACCTTCGTGACCAGTGGTCGACAAGATTTGCTCTTTAGCCGCTTCGATATCTTCTAGTGGGTCGCTTGATGAATAATCAGACCACTTGATGAATTGGTCGGTTGATGGAGATGATGCAACACCTGTCCAGTCCTTGCCCCAAACGCCAGTGGTGAAGTAGTCCGAAACGAACTGCAACTCACGACGGAGAAGCAAACGGTGAGTTACAAACTCTGCTGCTTCACGGAGTGGGGAAAGAGGAGCGTCAGCGTTAGCAACCGTCTGGTCACCGACATCCTTGTGGAACGCCCAAACATCTGCACTGTAGGAATCGGTATCAAGGTTGTAACCTGAACCAGCGGATTCCGTTGCATCTGCACGGCGTTGTGCTTCGTCCCTGAACCAGTCGTTCTTTCGGTAAACGAAGTATTTGTTTGACTTCTTGTCGACAGGGATGATTGGGAACACCTTGTCAGCAATGAAGTTTTCTGCTTTTTGCATATAGGCGACTGATATGTTGGTCAGAATCGCATCAATATGCACTGAGTTAATGTTTGGTTGTGGCATTTCTATTCACCGTTCCTTAAGCCGCACGACCTGCTGAAGAGCAGTTAATAACGGCGGTCACAACTTCACCTGAAGCACCCTCAGTCAGATATGTACCGAGAATGTATTTCGTGGTGTCAGTGCCAGCAACAATCGCTACACCAGCACCAGCAGCGGATGTGCCTACGACAGCACCCTCTGTAACGCTTCCACCAGCAACTAATTTAGTGCCACCAGTGATGAGGACTTCTCCTTCTTGACCCGATAGAGGGGCATTCTGAAGAACTCCGATTGGTCGGTCAGTCGCACCAGTGACGGCAACAATTTGCCCTGCACTGTTCAACTTCACGAACTTGTATTGGTTAGACGACAGGTCAGCGGCAGCAACCAGTGTGACCTTGACGGAATAACCTGAGATTTCGTATGCCATACGAAACCCTCCTTTACTATCGCTTTTCTGTTATGTATTCCACATACAGTTCGGGGTTTTGTTCTGCAACCTTAACCATTGCTTGCTCGATTGATGGAGCAACTCCATCATTCACTGCTCGCTTGGCAAGGGCAGTCATTTTTTCAAAAGCAGAACCACCATTTGCATAATCAGCGGACTTGCCGATTTCTGCAAAAATGTTTGCGGATTCTGCCTGTGCATTGACAGAGTGAAGCATTTCTTCAACTGCCTTTGCGAGTTCTGGACTTTGCTTAGCAAGTTGTCGCAATGCTGGACCAACTTGTTGAGCGTCTAGGTTGAGGTGCTTCCATACGGAAGCCTTTTCGACTGCTTCAGCATCGGCAAGTTCTTCTTCCTTAGCAAGCACTGCTGCTTTCGCTAATTCCGCTTCTTGACGATACGCTTCAATCATCTTTACGACTGACTCTGGGGCAGACTTCAAAAACTTTTTCATCTCAACTTCTTCGTCACCCATATCTTCTTCAGGTGACATTTCCTTGTTGAGTTTAGCCACTTCTGCTTCTAACTCAGCGATTCTTTCTTCCGCTTTTACCAGTGCATCTTGGGCTTCTGTAAGTTGCTCTTCCATAGTCTTTTCGATTTTGGTTTCCTCATTATCCATTTTGGTAACCTCTTTCTCATTGAGCGTTGTGTCCAATAGTTCTTGGACGTTTTCAGAATCGGCTGATTTCATAACCAACCATCCTTCGTGGAGATGTGCTGGATGGTCGACTCCGCTGGTTTCTTCGATGGACAAATTAACCATTTTGCGAGTGCGTGGCAAGGCATCCTCCAATTAAGTAAGACTGCACATTTAGTGCATAACTTGGGAGGAACACTACAACCCTGATTAGAGTCGCAAAATAATTTAACTCAGGTTTGTTGATTTTGCTTTCGCTTGACGTATCGCAGACGTAACACTTGGAAAAACACCCAATGACTGAGAAGACTCTTGTTCCCAAACCCTAGCAATCTGAAACGTCAAATCGCCATCATTGTCACGCCAAATAAAGTAAACACGGACAGAGTTCAACCCACCAATAATGGCGTGATAATTAGGATGAGTATCAACCTTTTCCGTGTAGAAACCTTGACTCTCTAAAACTGAAACAACGTCTTCAATAACCATTGACCAAACATATACCTAGCCAAAACATCTACCGCCGTTAAACAACAGAGGGAGGAATCCCGCACCCTACGGAACTCCTCCCACCCACCTGTTGGATTCAAGGAAAACTATGACTGAAGCGAACTACGCAACTGCCAAACCCACTTCTGGTTAGAATCAATCAAACCAGACAGGAAGTTAATCAAACCTTGCTCATTAGCCATAGTAGCCAAAACTAACGCTTTATTCAAGCACATCAAATATGTTTCAAAAGAAACCAGCAAATCACTCATCATAGAAACAGGGGTATTAACCACACTAGCATCCTGAATCGATGAACGACTTTGGAACTCACTCAACATATATGGGGCATCAGAACCGAGAAACAGGATGTTCTCAGCAATCGAATCGGTTGCGTCATAAACCTCTTCGTAAATCTTGCCAAACAAACGATGGTATTCAGGGAAATCAACACCCTTAACATTCCAATGGTATCCCAACGCTTTGAAATAAATCTTGACGTTATCGGATAATACTTCTTTCATCTGCTCTACAAGGTCGCTCCTGTCATTCTTACTGACAAGATATACACCTTCTTTGTTATCGGAACTCTTCGCAACAAACATTACTTATCTTCTTTCTTCTTCTTTTTGGGGTCTTTCGGGTCGGACATAATCGTATCAACGTGAACAGAATTAACACTCGGTTCAGACTTTTCTATCTCTGCGTAAAGACGTTCTGCTTTACCGCCGATAGAGTACCCACGCAACTTGCCACTCTTGACAAGTTCCCACGCCCAGTCTTCCCAAATAACACCCAGAAACACGGTGTCTTTAGGGAACTTCATCTCAACAGACATACCATTCTGGTCTAGTGGAACAGTCATCTCATATGGGAACGTCATAATCTCAACCCATTCACCCGCAACAATATCCCGATTGTGTTGCAACCTGATACGGCGGTCACCAGAACGAACATAATCCCACACCGCTTTCTGTAACTCTTCCGCTTCAACCCACTCATCGTGAGCATCAATCGTGTGAGGGATATACATAGGACCTAACGTGAACTTCTTCTCATCAACCGACTTTGATACAAGTGATGTGCGACCCTTTTGCATTTCCTCTAATGTTTTAGGTCGACCCCACGCTTTATACGAACTCTCCAACAAATCATCATATTGGTCGCCAGTCCAGTCGAAGATTGGATACGACATCGTTTCCTCTGGAGCATTGTCGTAAATCTCCGCCCATACTTCTTCAAAAGTTTGTCTAACCTCATCTGTTAATTCCAAACCAGACTTTTCTATATCCCCACCCGTTGACGCTATAAGAAATATCTTATTAAGTTCCTCTGAGTTTAACGCCATTTTAACCTTTCACTCTTCCTTTCTTCAAGAACGCATCCCACGATTTCATATTGAGATTTTTAACCTTACCGTTCTTACCCCACTCACCGATAACAACAGGAGGTTTACCAGTAGTATCGAACAGGACAGCATCATCAAAGATGCCGCCAGATACTGCTTGCGGGAAAGTGCGGGAAACATCTGCGTGTGTTCCACGCAGAATACTTTCAGGAACATAACGACGTTCTTTGGGGTCTAAAGCCCTAGCCTTTGAACGTCTCCACGCCTCATCGGTATCAACCGTGCAATAAACTGCTTTAACTTTATAACCAGCAAGTCTTGCTTTATCAACCTTGCCACGCAACTTCTCGTACTTCGCATCACCAGTACCATCTAAAACGATGTTCT